ACCACAGTACCGTCCATCTCCAAGATAATACGGGTTTCACCGCTTGTCGAATTTGCCAGCTTTTCCGGAAGTTCTTTCAACTGCTTCATCAGTCCGGCCAGCTCTTCCAGTAACGTATTACTTCCTGTGGTATTTGCATTTGCATGTTCTCCCACACGTGGCGGCGTTATGGTTCCCGATGCAACCACCGGCAGATAGCTGGCAGCATTCTGAATATCAAACGTTAACGGTATTTGCAGGCTTGCTCCTTCTGTCGCACCGGTCATGCCGTCCACCCAGTCGAGGATAGCCTCCTGTGATGACTTCACCATAGCAGCAATGCCATTGTTAAAGCCTTCAACAAAGTATTCTGCAATGGAGTATGCTTCTTTGGACGGTGAATGGATATCAAGTCCGCTCTTGGCTTCCTGGACTGCATCCTGTGCCCATTTCCCCATCGCATTCTTAGTCAGGTAGGAAAAGTCCAGTATGCCGTTTGCAAAGCCCTCATTTACCCGTCTGCCCATCTCATGAAAGATTTGATAAAGCCCGCCGGTTCCGCTTATGTTGCTGTCTCCCCAAAACCACGTCCTGATATTTGTTGACCAGGTCTCTATAGAAGCCTTGGTTGCGACATACCCGGATTGGATCTGTGCTTGAAAGGCGTTAATGATCTGTAAGGCAAATTTCTTCCATGACTCTTCATTTACTCCTTTGCTTTCCCCGCCATCGGTAAACCACTTCCGAATGCTGTCCGCCCAGGTCTCCATAACGCTCTGTGACTGAGTGTACCCCCGGCTGATCGCGCTGTTGTAGCCGGTCATCACCCCGGCTGCCCATTTCTGGGATTCATCCGAATTATTATTTGACAGTCCCAGCTTATTGCTGAACCAGCTGGCGATTCCAGATGCCCAGCCCTGTATTACGCTCTGGGTATTGCTCTGGTTCTTTTCCACTCCCTCATTAAAGCCGTCTACCGTATATCCTCCGATTTCAGCCATTACGGTGGACGGGCTGTGAATACCAAGGAATGACTTTAACTTGCTGATAAAGGGATCGGTGATGTTCGCTTTAATAAAAGCGCCCGGATCAGAGAAAAATTCTTTAATGCCTTTACAGAAACCATCCCACAGAAATTTCCCCATTTCAGCCATTTTGGTAGACGGGCTGTGAATGCCGAATGCATCTTTAAATCCTTTGATAAACGGCTGGAAAATGTTGTTATAAATCCATACCCCAATCCCAACAACTGCATCCAGGATTCCTTTTAAAATGCCGGCCACCACATTACCGCCGCACTCCTCGATCTTTCCCTGAAAGTATGCCTTAGCCGCTGCGGCTCCATCAGCAAGCAGACCGCCAAGAAACGCCGCAAAGCCACCAAAAGCAGCTCCAATAAACGCAAACACACCGCTTACAATACCTGCCCAGTCAATGGCCTGTATCCCGGTTGATACCCCCTGCCCAAAGGCATACCAGTCTGTTTCAACGGTAAAGGTAATCAGCGCATTCAGCATACCAAGGACAATATCACTGATCGCAGTTCCGGCATTTGCCCAGTCAAAGGTCTGGAAAAAGGTACTCAGGCTGAGAGCCAGGGACGAACCAAACTCTGTCCAATCAAAATTGGCGGCAAAGTTACCGATCACGGAAAAGATACCGTTAAAACCTTCAGCAAACAAGGTTCCCAGCATTGCCCAGTCAATCTCACTGAGTATTCCCATCAAGGCCGTGGAAATAGCAACGCCGATTGATGGCCAGTCTGCAGTCGTGACAAAGCCGGTCAGCAGGGCGATCTTAGCCTGGAAATAAGCGCCGATCGTCTGTCCAAACAACTCCCAGTCTACCTTGTAGACCAAGCCGTTTAAACCCTGGCCGAAAGCGATACCAAGGCGGTACCAGTCAATCCCCCTGATCAGCAGATACAGCGTGTTTGCAATGGTATTGATACCGGCACCGAACATGTTACCGATCGCGTACCAGTCTATGGTTGCCACCGCGCTGTTAAATGCTGTAGTGAATGCGGTAATCATCGGTACGATCCTATCTTTTACATTATCCCACTCAATATAGTTCGTGATCTTGGCCACGCCTTTATTAATGGCTTCCCCGATGATTTTCCCAACTCCTGCCCAGTCACCGGCTTTTATCGCTGCTTTGAGCCGGTCGGCAAAATCTTTAATACTGCTCTCAATGGACACTTCTTCAAAGAGGGAGCCGGCATCTACCCCACCGCCGCCACCACCGCCTGACCCGGCAGAACTCTGATCCTGAACCTGATTTAGCTGATCGAATGGAGCCAGAGCCTTTTTCGCATCCTGCCCCGCATCCTTAGCCGCGCTTCCGGCAGCACCGATGCTTTTAGCATAATCCGTGTTTGTCTTGATCGCCTTAGAAAACGTACTTTTCCCGGTAAGTGCCGCCAGGAACTGGCCGATCACATTAATAACCTGAATCAACTTCTGAATCAAAGCGTCCAGAATCGGAATAATTGTGTTGGTAATCGGGGAAAAGGCAGACCCGATGCTGTTCTTTAGCTGACTGAGTGATGATACGAATGAACTCATGACCGCATTAAAGCTGCTGGAGTATTGGGCATAGTTCTGGATGCCTTCTTTAAATGCGCTGGTGATGCTGCTAATAATCTGTCGAACCATACGGAACAAAACAAAACGTTTGAATAAGCTCCCCAGTCCCCGGTTGAGTGAACTGGCTTGTTTATTTCCGAATAAAAATGATTTTCCTAAACTCAACACCCCCTGAGCGGCTCTCTTTGCCACATTTGCAAGTTGATTAAGTGCTGATTTAGTAATCTGGGACACAACATTAAAAAACTTTTTGGCAGCTTCCCTGGCCAGATTAAAGCCTGCCGATGCCAACTTACGAAGTGCCTTACCCGCAAGCGCTCCCACTTCTGCAAAAGCAGCAAGTACCATAAGGCCAACATTTCCTGACTGGAACGCCCCCTGCATATACTGGCCAAATCGCTGGGTTTCCGCTTCTGCTCCTTCCAAAGACTCCCGGTACGCCTTTAATTCTTCGGTCAGTTCTTCTATTTTTGCAATGTTCTGGTCATACTCGGCATAGCCCATACCGACCCCCGCCGCCTGTAGTTCCTTCTGCCTTGCCTTTAATTCCTGAAGCTGCTTATTCAGCTCCACAATCTTTTGATTGCTCACTTCGGCATTATCGGCAATCTCCCGTAACCTTGCTGCCTCCTGAGCTGCTTCACTTTCCTTTCCGATCAGGTCAGCAAGCCTCTGCTTCTGGACATACAGCTTGTTATTCAGGTTATCTAAGGCTTCAGCCTTTTTCACATAGCCGGCGCTGTCCTGCCCTGCGGTAAATGCCCGATCCCGGTCAATGGTGTCCTGAAGCTCGGCCTTGTACACTTCCAGCCTCTGTGTTGTTTCATCGATATCGTATTGCAGGCTCTTCCACCGGGAGGAGTTTTTGCTTACCCCCTGGTCCTCCAGCTTTTGCTGCCGGTCCAGCAGGCCGTCCAGCTTAAGCTGTGTCTTATCCACCAGTCGAAAAAGCTCCTGGTACTCATCGGTTGGAACCTTAGCGTTTTCCATGCTTTCCAGGGAAGCGGACATCTCCTGTATCTTCTGCTCTGTCTGCTTGATCTGGTTTTCCAGCGAGGATATCTGAGTTGACTTATTAAATGCCTCGTTCACTCGTGAGCCAGCCTGTTCTGCTGATTTCGCACATGCCTTGGCTGCACGCTTAATGGTACTGGTACCATCCTCAAAACCTTCTGTACTGATTTTGGTATCAAACTTAAGGCTGCCATCATGAGCCATCCAATCACCTCAATTCCGGGCATAAAATTAGACACCCCGCGGTGCCTTACCCAAATAGTTTTTTATAGCGGTCAATCTCAACCTGTTCCTCTGCGCTGTACCGCTTTTTAATATCACACATGGCTTTGTTGTTCCGGTAAAACTCCATCTCGTGTTTTTCTAACTTCTTACGTTTTGACATCTTCTGGCGAATTCCAAGAACCGTGGAGAGTAAACCGTCTCCCCCAACCTCCATAAAGTAACCCATAAATGTCCACCAGTGGACATTGGGCGTGCATCTGATCTCTGCGCCGGCGACCCTATTGACCGCGGGGAAGATGAGCGGTTCATCCTGTTCCCAGTCAATCAGTTTAACCGGCGGCTTTTTCCTATTCTCATCAGTCCGGCCGCAGTCAATAAACCACTGTGCTTGTTTGGCCGCCTCTTCCTGGTGCTCCTTTGATATCGCATCAAGCTGATCCCGATAAATCCGTTTCAGCATGATATACAGCTGTTCCCTGGGACTGCAGTCCGGATCGTTGGCTGCCTGGAGGATTGGCAATATATTACGGTAATCGGTCTGAATCGGATATTCCTTTCCAGCGACTATAAGAGCCAACGGGAGCCGGCCAATCATTACAGGTCTCCCAGGTATTTCTGCATCTTTTCCTGATTGACCTTGCTATACTCGGCAATGGCCGGTTCCATGATCGAGATCAGACCGTCAATCACGGCTTCAAACAGGTACTTCTTTTCCTTAGAGCC